GGTGCATCGTCTTTCCTGACTTCATAGAAAGCTATATCGCTGTTGACGACTTCACGCCAGGACGCAACAGCCTGATCCGTGAAGTTGATCGTGAACCCGTCCGGCGTGTTCGGCGTTTCTGTGCGCAGCGCCACTAAAATTTCCACCGTCGGCGACGCATCTGGCGACGTTTCGACACCCCACTGGTCAACCGTTGTTACTGCAATGCGGTACCGGTCCCCGACAACCGCCTGCGGAATTACCGCGGACGTCTTTCCGGATCCGCCATATATCCATTCCCCGGCGAAACCCAGCTCTGACGCAGGAATCCCCTGCCGGACCTTTATGTATTTTGTCTGTACGTTATTGGTCTTGTACCAGACGCGTGCCTCGTAAAAACTCTGCAGATCCGGCGGATCCCATTCCGCCACGATATCATACCTGGTAACGCCATCTTTTAACTGCCGGTACCGGTTCCGCGCCGTCAGCTGGCGCACCGGCGGAATGTAATACGGCTGCAGTGTATATTCGTAGGCCGGCACTTCTGCCAGCGACTGCTCCCCGCTGCCAAAAATGTTGTAACTGCAGAATTTAAAATACAGCTTTTTGCCAATGTCTTCCTTGGAAAACGGAGCACGGAGCAGCGTTTCGTCGCATCGCACGACCACGCTGCCGACCCCGTGAGTTGTCGGCGTTGTGTTGTACTGGCCACGGACCAAACCCTCCAGCTTATAATGCCCATTGGCCAGCAGTGTAGCTGTCTGGTAGCTCATGCACTCGCCGCTGATCCATAGCAGCGTGTTCGCCCTTTTCGCGTCCTGGGCGCTGCCGGACAGCATTGTGCCGTTGATATCTACCTCTAAGCTGGTGGCATTGGCAGACAGTACGGCCGTCAACGGGCCCAGCCGGGCGTTGTTGCTGATCTTGCCCAGAGTGCGATAATATTCATCATTGTCGGACACGTACACGGTACAGCCGCCCCAGTTGTCGCCGGCCCCCTTGGCTGCGATCCACACCTCCAGCCCTTCCGCAGTTAGATCTGCAGGCGGCTGGAAAATAGCCGGCACAGCTGTAGCGGATGGCGGTTTATTGAAGTCTACAAACGGCCGGTCAACTTCGTGGACGTCAAACTCGGCCGGGCCATAGTTCCCATCAAACCATGAAATTGCCGTGAATACCGGCAGCCCTTTTTCGTCCTCTTTGACGTCGGTGATCATTACAACCTGATTGGTTATTCCGGAATTTACATCTGTAATTCTTACTTTGTCACCCGGTTCCAACCGGCAATATGGCCAGTCAAGTTTGAAATTATATTGATTTTTCCCGACCTTATTGCGCCGCGCCGCCTCTTCTGCAATCTTTACCGCCCGCGCCTTCGTGTACACGTAGCCCGCCTGGATCGTCGGAGCCTGTTTTACGCCCCGCTCGGCAATATCCGCAACGTCTTCATATGTCACAGACTCCTTTTCGTATCCGTTTTCCCTGTTTTCATACTCCACGGTAAAACGGTTATACTGCTCGCTGGAGTCTTTCCGGGACCAGGTGACGCAGCTGCCCCCTTCCGGGAGGAAATCTTCTGTCGTCAAATCGTATTTAATCGTATTATCCGGCTGCCATCCTCCGACCGGGCGGTCCGCCAGCGGCACTATTTTATATGTATCGTTGCTATGAAAAACGTAAGCGCCGCACAGCTGCGCTATCTCGTTTACAATTTTTTGAGCTTCCTGCGGATCCGTCGCGTCTGCAGGCGTGGAAATCAGCAGATCTGCATTGGCGCAATAGGCACGGAAACTGTCAGCGCCTTTAAATGTTGCGTTCGCCTGCCCGGATTTGCGCAGCACGTACAAAATATAATCCATGGGATTGACGTCTGTACCGTCGCCCGTGTTTAGCAATTGGCCCTTGACCTCAAAATTGTACGACGGCATGCTGGCGGAATCGCCCAGATCAATCACACCGGCCATATATGCCAGCCCGGAATACGACAGAGCCTTGTCCGGATGTTTACCGGTTACATATGACCAGGGCTGCTGGTTGGCCGTTCCTTTATGCAGTGTAAGCCCGATATTTTCATCCGGATAATAGTACAGATCTTTGCCCTTCCATACCCTATTTATTCCGGTTATGGGCCCCTCACATAATCCCAGGATAACAGCAACGCTATACGTATAGGTTATTGTTGTGGTAGTGCTTTTCCCGCCCTTGCCGCTGCGCTGCGTTTCCCGATGTTCATGGGCCGTAAAATCATCCCAGTAAATTACGTTTCCGCTTATCCGGGTGGTGCCCAGGACCTCCATGACGGCCGCGCCATATTCCGCCGTGTTGACGGTGAAGGCGCTGATCTTATCCGTCCGGATGGTTGTATCTCTCCCTCGTCCGAAAAAGCCCATCAGACACCTCCGTTAAAACGGTACACGCCCCGCAGGCGACTATCACCATGCGCATCGAAAAACATCACATCATTAATGTCGCTCAGGATCACGCCATGCTTGACCAGGGCATGGCAAACTGTATCATTGCCGCAATACACCGCAGCATGGCTGATACAGCGGCCATATTGGTACAGTAAAAAATCTCCCGGGCGCATTGCTTTCGGTGTGATTTTTTTGCAATACGCCTGCACGTAAAACAGGAACCATTCGTCAGAGTGATGTAAATGCCATTCGTTCGAATACGGTTTTACTGCAATTTCGTCTTTTTGGATTATGCCGGCGTCTTCCAGCGCGCCGATCAGCAGCATGCCACAATCTACCCCGACGCCTTTTACTCTGGCATTGTTAATATGCGGCGTACCCAGCCACTTTTGCGCTGCTTCTGCAATTTTTTTGCCTTCTTCTTCCGTGATCATAGTAAAACTTCCTTTCTGGGTACAAACGGCGCTATCAGGCAATATTCATCCGTATCGCCGCTGGATGTCACCCGGCCGGATGCAGCTGTTGTATATGCCCCTTGCGGGTAATACCTGCGCCGCGGAAATTCCATGTTTAGCCCCTGCGTCTTACTTTTTATCGTCAATTCCAGCTTAATGCCGCCGGAGCTTTTAATTTCTACATCTCCGGAAAACAGGCCGATGGTACCAATGACAGAAGCAGCCGGCAATTCCCCTGTTTTCCGGAAAAACGCCCTCTTTAGGCTTAGCTGCGCCCCGTCCAAAACGCCGGAGTGGGCCGCTGCCATGATCGGCATGCTTTCGATCGTGTCCTCCGCGTGGTTGCCGTCCGCGTATATCGTTACTGCCAGCGTGTCGACCGTGACCTGCCCCTGCAGATTGATCTGCTGCCTTTTGATGATCAGGGCATCGTGTCTGTATATCCGGTTATCCAGCACAATGTCGCAATCGCAGTCGGCATACCGGTATGTATTGCCATTGGCCAGCACCAGCTCATATATATCGCAGGCGGTAAACGTTTTTTCTGTATTCAGATGTACTTCCAATTCTGCAGATACGTCTTTCATCGCCAGGTCTCCAGATTAAGTGTGTTGCTTTTTTTAAAATTTGTAAAAACGTGCTCCATTTTAATCTTGCTTGCCGGTATGTGGACCTTCCAGTAATACCGATAGCTGGCGGTCACGATCGCAGAGCTGGCCAGCGCCGTTTTGAATGCGATTGCACCGTTGGCCACGGTGTACTTGCTGGAAGCCTGCAGTGTGCCGTCGACGTACACCTTCAGCTGGTCCACCTTATCCACCGCCTCCACGTAGCTGCCCCACTTCATTACACACTGGTAGCTGCCGCCCGTATTTTTTGGCAATTGAATATCCGTTTCTGTGTTATCATCCGGATCCAACCAAAAAAACGGAGTATTTCCGCCCTTCAGTAATGCGAAAAATCCCAGAATGGTTTTGTAGTTTGCTTCCGTCAGGATCCCGAATTTCACTTCAATGTTCCACTTAGGCAGCAGCTGGTTCGTGTTGCTGCGCTTGCGCCCGCTGCCGGTAGTAACTACATCGCCATTGTAGGACATGCTTTTGTAACTGCGCATCTCTATGCCGGACATAACCGGCCAGGTTGCTATCGTTGCCATTACCACACCCCCGTCGCAGATCTAAATCTGCGATTTTCTTCATACAGAGCCTGTTTGATTCTATCCAGGCCGCCTCTATCTAAGAACCCGGAAAAAGATGCTGCATCAATCGCAGATACCTGCACTGTCAGCGTATCGCCGCCCGCCGTGGCTGCAATGGTATCGTCTACACTGCCGCCATCCGAAAACTGTGGAATGCGACCGGCGTTAATTGCTTCCAAAGTGCCCCGGCCGATCTGATTCACTGCCGCGCTCCGGATCACAAACTCCCCGTTACTGAGCATGGCGGGAATGCTGTCAGACGTTCCTGTCCCCGGGCCAGAAATGTAGCCACCGGTTGCCTTCTTTATGCCGAATACTGTCTTGTTTGCGGCATCCGCTGGCGTCATGCCGCTGGCAATCATCGGAAACGCGGAATAAATCGCAAAAACCGAGAGCCATTGCGTCAGGATCCTGACAGCGTTTTCGATAATGCTTTTTGCGAAATCGGCCAGTGCGTCCTTCGCGCTTTTTTCTCCCAGGATAAAATCAGCCATGGCGTCGCCCATAGACGAGCCTACCTGATTAGCATAATCACAAATTTTGTTTTTCCACTGTTCAGCCGTTGTGATTGAGCTTTTTTCTGCTTCCGCAGCCTTCGCCAGCCCTTCCTTGTATCTTTCGACAAACGTATCA